AATGTTAGGTTCAATTGTGTCTGAACTGGTGCACCATCAACGTGAGCTGCAAAACCGTTAGGTGCATAATTAACATCTATTTCTGAAAGAACACAGTCACCATATTTTGGTAAGAATGGATTTTCTTGTGAGTTAATCATAAACTCGATGTTAAAGAATGATGGTGGAACAAGGAACATACCAGCATCACTTGCAGAACCAAGCAATAGGTCTGGTGCAAAATGATACTTAAATGTTCCAATAATATCGTTTACGATTTGTGCTTCTGTTGCTGAAGCTGGTGTGAATGTGAAAGTTAACTGAAATTGTCTGAAACCAACACCACGATACAACATTTGCAACTGTGGATTAATCGCAAAACCATTACCTTGCAAATTAACATCACTAATTGTCTGTTCATTTCCGCCTAATTCACCACCTGCAAATCCAACAATTGTAGATTTTAGTTTCTGTACCGCAGCATCGGATGCGTATGCAGAACCGGTGTTGGATAGTTTACCACTAGCGAATTCTGAAATGCCTTGAAGACCACGTAAACCACCACCCATTTCATTTGTTAGACTTAATTCATCATAAGATGCACTATAACTGGCGTTTAGTGTGTCTGGCATATATAACGATATGGCTGCCCTAGGTTGATATGTTTGTGGTTGAATTTGAACGCCAAGTAATTGTTGACCACCAACCTTATCACTAACATTGGCACCTGGAACTGGTGTAACATCAGTCTTTTGCGGCACAATTTGTTTTACCCAAAACTTCACATAGTGATTTTTTGTTCCTGAACCTAAATCCGATGGATAATTATAGATTGTGTTAAGTCCTGTTTTTTGATAAAGGCTCGCCAAAGGACCTTGGGCATTTTGATTTTGTCCAGTGAAACCAGGTACTATGTTTGTGGGTGTTATCGATATTGATGCTGGCATTTATTTCTCTCAAGAGGGAATATTACTATTTATGGCTTATTCTGGAAGATTTACACCTAAGAATCCACAAAAGTATGTGGGTGACTATAAAAACATTATTTACCGGTCAACTTGGGAGGCTAAGGTCATGACCTGGTTGGACAAAAACCCTGATGTTATCTCTTGGGCGTCCGAAGAACTCATCATACCTTATATATCTCCTGTCGATGGAAAGTACCACCGGTACTTTCCTGACTTCCTGGTCAAAGTTAGGACCAAAGATGGTAAGTTAAAGACCATGATGATTGAAGTCAAACCTAAAAAACAAACGGTTGAACCAGAGAAAAAGAAACGTGTTACCAAACAATATATTCAAGAAGTGGCAACTTATGGTGTCAATCAAGCCAAATGGAAAGCAGCAAATGAATATTGTCTTGACCGTGGATGGGAATTCAAAATCTTCACAGAAGACCATCTCGGACTGTAACTAAATAGAAGATGGCAACATCTAGACTAACATCACTCGCAGAAGCAAAAAAGGTAGCAGGACATAAAACTATGTCTAAAGATGCCACCGTATGGTTGCAGGATAAGATTAACGAGTTAAAAAGAGGTCAGATACAACAAATACCTTCTACGATAAATCGTGAGAAGTTTAGACAAATGTCTCAGTTTAGGCTGGGAATGATGTATTGTTTCTATTATGACCCAAAAACTAAGGCAGATTTGCCTTATTGGGATAGATTCCCCATGGTTTTGGTGTTGGAAAGATATAACGATGGTTTCTTAGGACTGAATTTGCATTATCTTCCAGTCAAATGGCGTGTAGCATTTCTAACCAAGTTGATGAGATATGCACAATTGACACCAGACCATGATATTAAAAGAATGAGAATTTCTTATGATATTTTGGATGCATCTAAGAAGTTTGCAGAATTTAGACCATGTTTAAAGAGATACTTACACAGTCATGTTCGTTCTAAGTTGTTGATGGTTCAGCCGGATGAATGGGATGTGGCCACAATGTTACCAATACAACAGTTTAGGGGTGCCAAACCGCAAGAAGTGTGGAGAGATTCTGTATTGGAATGGAAAGAACACATGAAACACTTTAACACAGAAGAAGAATAAAATGTCAGTACAAATGTCTTCATTTATAAACTCATTTAAAAAAGAGTTGGCACGTCCGAGTAAGTTTGATGTTACTATCATTCCAATTTCAACAATTGCAAGTCCAAGTCTGTTAAGACAGTTAACCTTACGTTGCGAGACTGCTGAGTTGCCGAGTAGAACTTTTGGTACTGTTGACCAGAAGTTTGGTTCCAATCCAACACAGAAATATCCAATACACTCATCTTATAATGATTTGACTTTGAGTTTTATTGTTTCTGGTGATATGTCAGAGAAAGTTTTCTTCGATAACTGGATGGAATTGATTAATCCAACCGTAACATTTGACTTTACTTACAAAGAACAGTATCAGGCTACAATTTATGTGAATCAATATGATTTGGCCTCAAACACAACGTATCAATGTATCTTGTATAACGCATATCCAATCACAGTAAATCAACTAGACTTAGATTGGTCCACAGATAGTGTACATAAGTTGACTGTTGTTTTTGCATACGACTATTGGCAAAATAGTGTTGTTAAGAATAGTTATGTTGGTTCTTTTGTGCCATTGGCAAATACAACTAATGTACCTACTGGTTTATCTTCACTATTTCAAGCATCATATGAAACATTGGGTGCAATACCCACTGGACAACCACCAAGTCCACCACCACCAATTTCAGCAGCAGACCAGATAGGTTTACCAAATTCAGGAACACCAGGTTCAGTAAATTCGTAAGAATAATTGATTTTTTAATGGAGATTTATAATGGCTTTACCAAAAATTGATGCGCCGGTCTATGAGATAGACCTACCTTTATCAAAGAAACATATTAGATTTAGACCTTTCTTGGTCAAAGAACAACGTAACTTATTGATGGCCATGGAGTCTGACGACAAAGACACCATCGAGAAGAACATCAAACAGATTTTACATAATTGTACTTTGACAGAAGATTTGGATATCGATAAGTTGCCAATTCTTGATGTTGAGTTTTACTTTTTGAATCTACGTGCACGTTCTGTTGGTGAAATCGTTACCAATAAATATCGTTGTGAGAACATAGTTGAAGACAAACCTTGTGGTGGAATGATGGAAGCTGATGTTAACCTGTTGGATATCAAGGTTGACATGAGTAACACACCAGACGATTTGATTCAAATTAATGATAAGATTTTTGTTAAGTTGAGATACCCACAGTATTCTATTGTTTCCTCTGCTAATAAATTTGCATTGGCAACAGATATGGCTTTCAATATGATTATTGAGAGCATTGAATACATTACTGATAGTGAACAGTATTACTATGCAAATGAAACTGATCCGTCTGAATTGAATGACTTTGTTGAATCGTTAAGTCAGGAACAGTTTTCTAAGATTGAGAATTTCTTTAACAACCTTCCAAGAATGGTGAAAACGTTGGATATGACATGTAAGAAATGTGGATTCCAACACCACATAGAAGTGGAAGGGCTAGAAGATTTTTTCGGTTAACATTTCGTCATGATACCCTAAGGAATTACTATACTACAAATTTTGCATTGATGCAACACCACAAGTATAGTTTGACAGAACTTGAATCGATGATGCCTTGGGAAAGAGATATTTACGTTGTTATGCTTACACAATACATTGAAGAAGAAAACGAAAAAATTAAGCAGAAAAACAACAGTAGATGACACAGATAGCTTCATTACTTGGTGGGGGTCCTAAACCGAACAAGATTTCGGGGCAGACTCCTGCCTTGTTCAAACCGAAGCCAAGTGAAAAGACTGTCAATACGGTCAACAAAATCAAAAAGAAATTTGACCCACAAACGATGTCAAATGCCATGGGCAAACCATTGGGTGATGATACTGTCAATAAGTTGACTGGTCAAGACGATAAAAAAGACCCAATCAAGGTTGCACCAAATAGTGGTAAAAAAGTTGGTAAGTTAGACACTGCCAACTATTCTTCAATTTCTGAAGACCAGAAACAAAGAATGAGAAAAGGTGACGGTGTTGCCGATGTTGTTGCCAAAGTAATCAACTTCATGAAGGCTGCTCGTGAACAAACAAAAACTCAACGAGAGTTGACCAGAGACTTTAAAAAAGAAGAACACGAAAAAGAAAAACGTGCACATGAATCTCTATTGCGTCAAATTAAAGGTGATAGGGAACCAGAAGAACAATCATTGACACGCAAAGGTGCCACGTTGGAGAAAGTCTCCAAAATTGGTGCAGAAGAACATCCTGAGGTGGTACAGAGAGTTACTCAGACAAACGCAACACCTGCTTCTGCTGGTCATCCATTACAAAATTTCGGTAAACCAGAACCAAAAGAAGGTGTATTGAGTAGTGTTGCTAAGTTCGCTTTATCTACAACCTCAAGAGGCATTAGTGCAGTTTCCCGTGGTATTGGTTCTGTGTTGAGTAGTCCAGTTGGTGCCGCAGCTGCTGGTGCAGCCGGTGCAACCTTGGCAGCAAAAGGTGTTGCATCGGGTAAATTTTTGAATGCTGGTATTTTTACTAAGATTCCTTTACCTGATGGTTCAGTTGAATCACGTGAAGGTGGAACAATCTCTTGGCGCAACAATAATCCTGGAAATTTAAGAAATGGTTCTATTGCTAAAGAGAATGGTTCTATTGGTGAATCAGGTGGTTTTGCTGTTTTCCCAACACTAGAGGCAGGTGAAAAGGCAAGATATAATCTTTTGTTTAATTCAAACTTGTATAAGAATCTTAGTGTTCGTCAAGCAATAAGCAAATATGCACCACCTTCAGAAAACAATACAGAGAATTACATAAAACAAGTGACTACTGCTATTGGTGTACCAGATTCAACAGCAGTTGCAAGTTTGAATGAGAGTCAAAAACAAGCATGGTTGAAAGCTTCTGAA